AGAAGCTAAAGCAAAAGCGCAATTAGAGCTATTGCAAATGCAACAGAATGGCGAATTAGCCCAAATTAATGCTGATATTGCAGAGCAACAAGAACTTACTAAGCGTCAACAAGCAGACATGATGAGCGATTCTTGGTTATCTAAGAACATTCGCCCAATGACGCTTATATTTATCCTTGGTGGTTACTTTGTATTTGCCATGATGAGCGCATTTGATTTAGATACCAACAAAGCCTATGTAGAATTGCTTGGGCAATGGGGTATGCTAATTATGTCCTTTTACTTTGGTGGTAGAACACTAGAAAAAATCATGGATATGCGAACTAAAGAAAAAGTAACCGAGGCAGAAATCAAAGATGCAAAGTAATTTTGAAGCGTGTTTAGCCAAATTGTTAGTCCACGAAGGTGGCTACGTTAACCATCCGGCAGATCCAGGGGGCGAAACCAACCTTGGCGTAACCAAAAGGGTATGGCAAGAGTGGGTAGGGCATGATGTTTCTGAAAAAGAAATGCGTAACCTAACGCCTACAATGGTAGCGCCGCTATACAAAAGGAAATACTGGGATGCTTGCCATGCTGATGAGCTTATATCTGGTCTTGACTATTGCGTTTTTGACGTCGCTGTTAACTCGGGTGTCGGGCGCGCCGTTAAGTTGCTACAGTCAAGTGTTGGGGCTACTCCAGATGGCGGTTACGGTAGTATTACTGCTGCATTAGTTCGAGAAGCAGAAAAAGACCCAACAAGACTGATTGAGTTATTTTCCGCTAAACGACTAGAGTTCCTAGAATCCCTAAAAGCTTTCCCTACTTTTGGTAAGGGTTGGAGCCGTAGGGTTGCTGAAGTTAAAGCTGACTCTCTGGCAATGGTTCCTCAAGATACTTCTCAAGCCTAGCAATCCGTTGGTTCTCAAAACTGCATAGCGTAGTGTAATACTCAGCGTGGGTCTTGTTCTCAAGGTAGCCACGCTTGGCGTTCTCTAATTCCCTAACGGCTAGTTCCCGTGCCTTGGGTGGGTGAGTAAAAAACTGCCATAAACTTCTTATTTTGTTCATGCTTATCTCCCAAAGATTGAGTCGTACATTGGCGTCAACGACGGCGCAGGCGTGTTGTAGCTTGGCATTACCATCGGCGCTACAGGCGACATTACAGTGCCTACAGACTGCCCTTGTGGGCCATAGACGTAGGTAGTGTTGCCTGAGCGCATTGCGGTGCCTTGTGACTGCCCTTGTGGGCCATAGAAGTATTGCGTGTTGCCTGACTGCTGAACCGTGCCTAAGCTTTGCCCTTGAGCGCCGTATAGGTAAGTTGTTTGCGCTTCTGTTGCGCCGCAAAAAAAGCCAAGGGTAAAAGCGATTGCTACTAAAAAAAGATCTCTCATTTTTGTTTCTCCTGGGTGATTACTTCACGATAAGCCTTAATTGCGTCCTTAACGTCCTGACGCAACGCTTGCATTTCAACGTACATTTCTTCTGCCAATTTAGCCAAGTTCTCATGGCTCCATGACCTAAAATCAGGTGGCGTCATGGTTTTACCGCCAAACTCATTAGCTCAATACGCTCACGGGATACCCGCAAGACGTTATAGCGCTGGTGTAAGCGTTGCAATACAGACGCCCGCTTTTCACCATGTTTTTCCAATTGGAGTAGGGATAGCACTTCTTCCTCGCTCATCATGGATAACTGATTATTTAAGGCTCGCCAACTTAGCTTCTTCATTTTTTATGCGCTCCTTTATCGTTTTGATTTCTTCAATCACTTTGGTCAAGTTACGCGCAGCCGAACCGTAATTGCGTACCCGAATGACGCTTTCAGCTTGTTTTAGCTTTAGTTTTGCTTTTAGCTGCATTATTCTTTTCACTTTGTAACCTTTCAATTTCTTTAATTAAATCGCGGATCATTAGCTCAATATTGGTGCTTGGCGCGTATTCGGCGATGTCGTCAGCCAATTTCTTTGCTTCATCTAATAACTTCATTTCAACTCCTCTAATGCAATGTCTGAAATAGCCCGTTTATCCTTCAGGGCGTCCCAAATCCTCAAATCAATCGTTTTATTGGTCAATAAGAGGTAAACCCATACATCATGCTTCTGACCGCTGCGGTGCAGGCGGCCTACTGTTTGCTCGTACAACTCAAGGCTCCAAGGCAGGGACACAAAGACCATCTTGCTACCGCCATGCTGAAGGTTTAGCCCATGCCCGGCTGACTTAGGGTGAATCAATAGCAACTCAATCTTGCCATCGTTCCAACGCTCAATAGCCCTGTCATCGTTGATTGTCTGTGCGTTGGGATACCGACGCTTAAGTTCTGCCAATTCTTCAATAAAGTTGTAAACAATAATGGTATTAGCGTGTTGGTTTTCCTCAAGCAACTCGTCAAGCAGGTCAAACTTATGGGTGCTAAACCATATCGGCGTCTTGGTCACGTTCATACGCCCAGGGCGGTTAGATGCGGTTGTAACCGTTTCGTAGACCCAACCACCTGCCATCTGCTGCAACTTGCCTGTCACCACACCTGCATTGACTGCGGTAATCTGCACGTCTTTAAACTCAAGAACAAAGTCTTTTTTCATCTTCTCGTATGGGGCGCGGTCTGCCAAGTCGCACTTCATCTCAACCGTATGGCAGGGCGGTAGCTTGTCAGCGTATTCGCCAGCCTCCAATACAAATGTTGCAGGTTTGATGCGTTCCATGACTTTTCCTAATGAACCTACCCGAGGTTCCCACTCGCCAAAGTCTTTATTAACTAGGACGAAATACTGTTGCATAAACGCGCCTTTGGCACGTCCAAGTAAGTCTTGATTAACAATCTTGCACTGCCCAAATACATCCTCAAGCCCGTTAGATGTAAACGAACCTGTCAAACCCCAACGGATCTTGATTGCGTCAACTACCTTGGTTAACGCTTTAAAGCGTTTGCCTGATGGGTTCTTAAGCTTGGTTAGCTCGTCAAACACAATGCCATCAAAGTCTAGCTTTTGTTCTGACAACCATTGGATGTTGTCGTAATTAGTAACCACTACGGGGAAACCCGAATGTAATGCTTGGGCGCGTTGCGTTGGTGTACCTACTGCAACTGCCAACGGCATATCAGTAGCCCACTTAGGTTGCTCGACAGGCCATACGTCAGTACAGACGCGCTTAGGAGCCAATACAAGCCATCGTTTAACAAACTTATAGCGCAGCATATCTTGCATGGCTGTCAACGTCAGGGCGGTCTTGCCTGCGCCTACAGGGGCAAGGATCATGGCACGATCGTTCTCATACAAGAAGTCGGCTGCCTTTTCCTGATAATCACGCAACTTCATAGTTTGTCTACCAAGTCGATACCATCGCCAATCCACTGCATGACAGGCACCGCCATTGAATTGCCAAGGGCTTTGTAACGTAATCCTTCTGGCGAAGTGTCTTTTTTACGCCACGGAATGTTAGTAAAACCATCAGGAAAGCCTTGCAAACGCTCACATTCAGTTGGTGTTAGGCGACGTACCGCCATTGAAGCCTCATATACCGCTGCTACTTGGTTAGTAATTTCAGTTGACTGAGGGCTACGGCTAGGGTTGTTACTAGCTGTTAATGTAGGCGCTACAACAAACGTCTGAGCGTGATGTGATTGAACCGATGGGCGCAACGCTTGCAAAGCAGGTGTTGCATTTAACTCAGTAGCACTAAACGTATTGGCGCCTGCGTCCTCACGAATTGAATAAGCTACAGGTTGAACCAATGGCACGTTACCACCACCTGTACCCCAACGGCTAGTCACGGTCTGACAGGTTTCGCCCATCTCTTTGACACGGCTGTCGGCAGGGTGGGTTTCGTAAACCTTTTGGACTAGGAAAGTTTCGCTTCCTCCACCGAGGACTCCACCGCTTGCCTTAAGGGTTCCTCCAATATCTCCCTGCTTGTATTGAGCAAGGCTACTTTCAAAGTATGCGGAAGGTTCTTTCCCCTGCGGTGCGCTCGGCGCAAGATCCCGGCGCAAGCTTCCGCGCTCAAATAATACTGCGGCGGCAGGTCGCCAATCTCCAAGGTGTCCGACAACGAAGATTCTACGCCTTCGCTGTGCCACTCCGAAGAAACGAGCGTCAAGCACTCGGTAGCTGAACCCATACCCGAGTTGAGCCACCGCCCCGAGGAAGGAACCAAAGTCCCGTCCTCCTGAGCTTGACAGGACACCGGGGACGTTTTCCCAGACAAACCAGTTCGGTCTAAAGTGGTCAAGCATTCCGCAATAGACGAGTGCCAAGTTACCACGTGGGTCATCCATTCCTTTCCTAAGCCCTGCGACTGAGAAGGATTGGCAGGGGGTTCCTCCAACGAGAAGGTCAATTGATCCATTTAAATTCCACTCCTTATATTTGGTCATATCACCAAAATTGGTGACATCGGGATAGTGATGCGCTAATACGGCTGATGGGAACGGCTCGATCTCGGAAAAGCCCGCAGGCTTCCAACCTAAATCGTGCCAAGCCATCGTAGCCGCTTCGATACCGCTACAAACTGATAAATATTTCATAAGTCAGCAACCCATTGCATAACGTCCTCTTTTGTCCATAAACAGGCGTATTTCTGCTTTAGCGACCACATTTCATCCGCAAATAGCTCTTGGAGAGGCGATAGCTCACCTCCTTTAGGGCGCTTGATCTCGACAAACCAGGTATCGCCATTAGGCAAACAAGCAACGCGATCAGCAACCCCACGCTGGCTAATAGACTTGAATTTATAAGTCTTGCCGCCGATTGACGCCACCGCCCAAACAAAGTATTTTTCAATCTCTGCTTCTCTTTCAGGTTTATTTTTTGTATTCATGTAAAAAAGTTTAGCACAGATTAAAAACTTGTGGTAAAGTTTAATCTCAGTCAACTAAAGTAAAGGAATCAAAATGAACGAAGTAGTCCAACATTCCCGTGTTGTCGGCGGTTCTACTGCCAAACGTGTTATCGGTTGCCCTGGCTCTGTAGCCTTGTGCGCCAAGATGCCACCTAAGCCATCTAGCAAATACGCTGACGAAGGCACCCTCCTTCATAACGTCATGGACTTGATCCTGACTACCAACCAAACCCCTGAGTCATTTGCGGGTATGGAATACGAAGGTATTAAGTTGACCCAAGAGCTAATAGACGAGAAGGTTTACCCTGCACTGCGAGCTTTGGATGATATCGACCCTAACAAGGAGATGGAGTATGCAACGGAAACAAGAGTGGGCTTTGGCGATTTTCTTCCAGGCGTGTTTGGTTCTACTGATCTTCTTGGTCGGATTGGTCGCCGTGCTTTTATTCTTGATTGGAAATTTGGCAGCGGGGTGGCTGTCGAGGCTGACGATAATCCTCAATTGATGTTCTACGCGGCTGCGGCCATGCGTGTGACGAGATTGAGTGCATCATTGTTCAGCCACCATCTGTAAAGCGTTGGGTCACAACAACAAAACGCATTAAAGCGTTTGAACAAGAACTAGCGATGGCGGTCAAGATTAGTCAGATGCCTGACGCGCCGTTAAACGCGGGCGATCATTGCCGTTGGTGTGCTGCCAAACCTACTTGCCCTAAGATGACAGGCATGGTTGACCGCGCCCTACACGCTCAGTTAGACATCCTAGACGTAGAGCAGATCGCTGATTATTTAAAGAAAGCCGATATGTTAGAGCAATGGATTACAGATGTCCGTGGTCTAGCGCACCAAGTCTTAGATGCAGGTAAACCCGTGCCAGGCTTTAAATTAGTTGCTAAACGCGCCATTCGCCAATGGGCTGATGACGATCAGGCTTTGGTTGCCATGATGAACGAGGGTATTCCTGAAGATGAATTGCTCACAAGTAAGGTAATATCTCCAGCCCAAGCTGAAAAAGTGTTGAAAAAGCACGGCAAGCAATTGCCTGCCAATCAAGTAGTAGCAGTAAGCAGTGGCAGTAC